AAAATCGCAATTTTTGCACAGTTTTTAGGGCATTTTTAAGGCGATAAAATGAAAAGAGGCAGAAAACCAATTAAGAGACAGCTATTGTCTTTAAATCCAAACCCAAGACCATCCACCACCAACCCATCACCAGTGGAATATTCAGTGGATGATCCATTGATGCCTGACTGGCTTGATGAAATTGGAAAAAAGAAGTGGCATGAACTTCTGTCAGGATTAAAGCCCATGTCCATCCTTTCACCAGTGGATGCTGATGCAGTGGCAGTCTATTGCAGCCTTTATTCCCAGGTGGTCAGATGCCAGCAGATGATAGACAGGTCTGGTGGATTTATTGAACAGGAAGGCAGACCTTTAAAAAGCCACCCTGCTGTTGATCAACTCACAGCACTTTCAGCAAGACTTTCCACCCTGGGGAAATCCCTTGGCTTGTCACCATTAGCCAGGTCAAAGTTGGTTGCTGATCCAGTCCGAAAAGAACAAAACTGGCTGGAGGAATTGTGTGGTGTCAAGGCTGTGGAAGAGCTTGATGAAGAGTAAAAAGAAACAACCACTGATTATTCCATTCATTGAAAATGCATTAAGGCATCACAAGGGTGAATGGTCAGGAAAAAAGTTTTCACTTCAGGGTTGGCAAAAGGAAATCTTGCGTGATGTCTTTGGAAATGTTGACAGGAACGGCAACAGAATCACCCGTCAGGTATATCTTGAAATCCCAAGGAAAGCTGGCAAGACAACTTTAGCCAGTGCCATTGCACTGTGGCTTTTGATTGAAGGTGAACCAGGGGCTGAAATCTATTCAGCAGCAGCATCACGGGAACAGGCACACTTCTGTTTTGATAGTGCCAAAAACCTGCTGGCAAGCTGTCCACCATTGGCCAACAAATTACAGATCTATAAGAACACCATCATCTACCCACAGACCAAATCTGTTTACAAGTCCATCAGTGCTGATGCCCACACAGCCCATGGTGGCAACCCGCATGGAATCATCATTGATGAAGTCCACACCCAAAAATCAAGGGAACTGTATGACACCTTGATGACAGGAACATTGGCCAGAAGACAACCCCTCTGTGTGATGATCACCACAGCAGGAAGTGACAGGTCATCCTTCTGTTTTGAAATGCATTCTTATGCCCAAAAGATTTTGGATGGCACCATCAAGGATCCAACATTCTACACACGAATTTATGGGGCAGAGGTTGATGATGACTGGACCTTGGAAGAGACTTGGAAAAAGGCAAACCCAGGTTATGGTGTCACAGTCAAGCCAGAGTATTTCAAGCAAAGGGTTCAAGAGTGCAAGGACAATCCAGCCCTTGAAGCAGCATTCAGAAGGGATCACTTGAACCAATGGATTGAAACTGAAGTCAGGTGGATTAGCCCACTGAAGTGGGATGAATGCATGGTGGAACATCCTGACCTGATCGGAAGGGAATGTTATGCAGGACTAGACCTGTCAGCAACCATGGACATGACCTGCATGTCACTGTTCTTTCCCAGCACTCATGAAGATGAACCACACTTCATCATGCCTGTTTATTGGTCCCCTCAAGAAGCTGGAAAGCTCAGGGAAAGGTTGAATAAATTCAGAATAGATCCATGGATCAAAGCTGGCTGGATTAATAGCACTGAGGGAAACAGGGTGGATTATCGCACAATCAAAAAAGACATTTACCAACTGGGTGAGCAATACAAAATCTTGGAAATTGCTTACGACCCATGGCATGCTGACCAGATCATCCATGAACTGGGTGAAGATTTCCAGATGATCAAGTTTGGCCAGACACCAATCAACATGTCACCACCCACAAAAAAGCTGGAAGAATTCATTCTGACAAAGCAGATAAGCCATTCAGGAAACCCTGTTTTAAGGTGGAATTTGGGAAATGTTAATGTCCAGTTGGATGACAACAATAACTACAAGTTGAGTAAAAAGAAAAGTCGTGACAAGATAGACGGCATTATAGCCACTGTGATGGCCGTTGGCAGGTGGATGGCTAATGGTGGCATGGAAACCGAACAACCAACAGGGGCAGGGATAGAATTCCTGTGACCACCATGCCTTCATTCAGATCAATCCTTTCTAATTTCTTCAAGCTTGCTGGTGGTTATTCAGTGGTCAGTGATTCAGGTGCTTGGACTTACACAGGAACATCATCATCAGGCCAGTCAGTCAATCAGGCATCCAGTCTAACTTACAGTGCTGTTTGGGCTGCAGTCAGATCCATTTCAGAGGGTGTTGCATCACTGCCATTGCAGGTCTACCGAAAAGACCCAAATGGTGGCAGAACCAAGGATCTGCAAAACCCACTTTATAATTTGCTTCATGACAGCCCCAATCCTGAAATGGGTTCACTTATCTTCCGGGAAACCATCATGGGTCATGTGTTGACCTGGGGAAATGGCTATGCGGAAATTGAAAGGGATGGCAGGGGAAATGTGATCGGATTGTGGCCACTCAGGCCAGATGTCTGTCAGCCTGTGCGGGATGAAAATGGGGATCTGTATTACCAGTATGGAAGCATCATCTTCATGCCAGATGAGATCCTGCACATTAAAGGTCTTGGGTTTGATGGGATCAAAGGCTATTCAGTGATTGCCAATGCCAAGGAAGCCATAGGGCTTGGCATGGCCTTGGAAAATTATGGTGCCAGTTTCTTTGCCAATGGTGCCAAACCATCTGGGGTTATCAGTGTCCCAGGTAAATTGAATTCTGAAGCTATTCAGAACATGCGAAAATCTTGGGAAGAAATGCACAGTAGCAGCAAAAATTCCCATAGGGTTGCCATTCTGCAAAATGGTGTCACTTATCAATCCATAGGAATTAGCCCGGATGATGCCCAGTGGGTAGGTTCCAGATCATTCCAACTTCAAGAAATTGCTAGATGGTTTAGGATTCCAGCATCAAAACTTGGTGACACTTCTGGGTCATCCTATTCTAGCTTAGAACAAGATAACCTGAACTTCCTGCAGGAAACCCTAAGACCTTGGCTAATTAGGTGGGAACAGGAAATCAGGATGAAACTTATCAAGGATCCTGACATTTATGCTGAACATAATCAGGATGCTTTGCTAAGGGGTGACAGTGCAGCCCGATCAGCATTTTATGCCAGTGCAATTTCATGGGGCTGGCTTAATCGGAATGAGGTGAGAGCATTGGAAAACCTGCCAGCTTTTGAAGGTGGTCAAAGTTACATGACACCTAAGAACATGGATCCAGCTTTTGGGCCAAACCAGACTACAGCAGCAGTGGACCAGCAATCCACCCTAAATCAGATGCCCCAACAGAATTCCATAGGATATTCAAGATTATTGGAAGCTGCCAGGAAACAGATCAGGAAGATTGAATCTACCCACTTAAAAAGAATTTCCAACAAGCCTGGGGATTTCCTGCCAGCCCTTGAAAAGTTTTTGGAAGGTCATCAGGAAAGGGTGCAGATAATACTGGACCCAGTTTTGGAATTCATCAAACCTGATGTGGGTGGAGCATCCAGGGCTGCAGCAGCACACTGTGCAGACCTGAAACGGGAATGGCTGGACATTGCGGGTGAAAGCACTCCTGCAAATTTGAAGGAAAACACGGAAGCACGATTAAAGGACTGGCTGGAACTGCCAGCAACATGGGAGGATGTCACATGGTTAAGCTAGAAAAAAGATTTAGCACTGAAATTCAATTCCAGCCTGAGGGTAAAAAAATAGTTGGCTATGCTGCCAAGTTTGCACCCAATCGGTCCCAGGACCTTGGTGGCTTTATTGAACAGATAGACCCACAGGCATTCACCAGAACACTGGCTGAAAATGCAGATGTCAGGGCACTGATTGATCATAATCCATCCTTGATCTTAGGCAGGACTGTGAGTGGAACCCTGAGACTTTCCACAGACTCAACAGGTCTTCTGGTGGAAATCACACCACCTGACACTAGCTATGCCAGGGATTTAATGGTGTCACTGGAAAGGGGTGATGTCACCCAGATGTCATTTGCTTTTGTCACCAAGCAGGATACATGGGCCAAGGAAGGGACCAGCAACATTAGAACCCTTCTGGATGTGGACCTCCATGATGTTTCAGCAGTCACTTATCCAGCTTACTTAGACACGGAAGTAGGTCTTAGATCCATGAATCAGTTTGAATCCATGAATCAGCAGGATGCTGCCATGCATCAGCAGAGGCAGAATCTTGTGAAATTTTTGCAGCTTTCCCACAGGGCCAAATCTGGAATAGTGGTGGTGGATGTGGACAACACTTTGCTGGCCAATGGCACCACACCCATAAAAAAAAAAGTAGACCAGGTGAATGAGCTTTCCAAGCTGCATTTGATTTATGTGGTCACAGGCAGGATGGAAAGCCAAAGACAAAATACCACCAATAGCCTTAAAGCTGCTGGTGTTTTGTTTGATAAGCTTTTCATGAATGACATTGGATCCACACCAGAACAGCAGCTTGAATTTAAACAGAAAACAGTCAGCAAGTTTGCATCCAGTGTCATTCAAGTCTTTGATGATAATCCCAAAGTCAGAAAAATTTACAAAGATTTAGGTATATCCAAAGTATCCTGATACAATTATTTCATCACTTTTATAAGGATGGAACCATGATTGTATTTAAAGATGTGCATGAAATGAGAAGGTGGATTGTTCAAAAGTTAGGGACTGGTTGGTCACCTGGTTCAAATGGTTATGAAGTAGCAGAAATAATAGATAAAATGCAAAATAGACCACCTTATCAGACAGATTGGACTTTGTTTTTAAACAGCCTACCACCTGATATGGAAGAATTAGTGCAGGAAAAAAGACATTTGGCCAAGCCTAAAAAAGAATTTATTGCATTAGTCCAGATGCCTGATAAAAAAAATCAAGTTCTTGGGGTCATATTTGAACGGGATAAAAATGACTGCTATAGAGAGGTTTACAAAATATTTCCACAATTAGTCCAGTATGAAAGCAAAGTTGTCATTAAGACAAAATCTGAATTAACAGCAGGTGAAAAGAAACAACTTCAAAATTTAAAATAACTTTTTCATTCCATACAGTTTGCCAAAATTTAATCCTTAATCAAAATCGGGTTATCCATGCAGTGTTTACGCATTGGCTGCCACCAGGGGCATCCCTGGCAGGTGCCTGTGCGTAATGGCACCAATTTTAAGGGGATTAAATTATGGCTATTGCTGAACTGAAAAGCCTTCAGGCTGAGAGAGTGGAAAAGGTTGCCAAAATGGAAGAATTGGCCAAACGCCAATTGACACCAGAAGAGCAACAAGCATTTGATGACTTGGCTGCAAATGTTGCTGCCATAGATGAAAGGGTTTCCAACCTTGAATCTGACCTGGCAATGAACAGCCAGAGGGAAGCCAACACCAACAAATTGGAAACCCTTAAGCGGTCTTCCAAGAAAGCATTCCCGATAGCTGCACCCAATGTGGTCACTGACCTGAATGACAAAAAAGCCACAGCAAACAAGGCCAATGCCATCAGGGGCTGGTTCCTCAAGGGCACCAGGGGATTCAGATCTGAATTTGCCAATGCTGCCCATGAAATCGGCTTGGACCTCAACAGCAATGAATTGAGTTTAGAAGCTCGTGCCCAGGGAATTGGATCCACCAGCATTGGTGGTGCTTTGGTCAATGATGAATTCTATGGCACACTGACCCAAGCCCTAAAGGATTACAATGGTGTAAGGCAGGTCGCAACTGTTATCAGCACCAGTAATGGGTCAAACATTCAGATGCCATGTCTTGATGACACCAGCAATTCTGGAAGTTTGATAGCTGAAAATGGTTCCATCAGTGAAGTTGCCTTGACCTTCAGCAACAAAACCATGGGAGCCTATAAATTCAGTTCTGGCCAGGTTCTCACCAGCTATGAACTTTTGCAGGATTCCTTGATCAATGTTGAATCCCTGGTGGCAGAGCAGGCCGGGATTAGAATTGGCCGGATTCAGGAATCTTACTTCACAACCGGGACTGGAAGTTCCCAGCCCCAGGGCTTGGTAGTAGGAAGTGCTGCAGGTAAAACTGCTGCCGCTACCAATGCTTTCACTGTGGATGAGATCATTGATTTGGTCTTCTCAGTTGATCAGGCATACAAACAGAATGGCAATGTTGGCTTCATGTGTCACCCATCAATCTTGGCAGCTATAGCCAAATTGAAGGATGACAATGGATCACCAATATTCAGCCAGACTTATGCAGGTGCAGATGCCAGGGTGCCTTCCATCCTTGGTTATCCTGTCACCCTCAACAGCAACATGGCATCCAGCCTTGCAGCTAGTGCCAAGGTTCTGCTGTTTGGTGATTTCAGCAAATATTTTGTTCGTGATGTTGCTGGTGATGGTGGACTTACCATAGTTCGCCAATCTGAAACCTATGCAACCTCAGGACAGATTGGCTGGGTTGCCATTCACAGGTCCAGTGGCTTGTTGCTTACCGCAAATGCAACCACCTACAATCCTGTCAAACATTTGGTGATGGCTGCATCCTAATGAAAGTCATCATTTTAAAATCCCTGGTTGGTATCGGAAGATCTTTTCGAGCCAACCAGACTGTTGATCTTCCAGAAGATGTTGCTGCTGAGTGGTGCAGGATCGGCTATGCCAAACCTGCATCACCACCAGCACAGTCAGAAAAATCCATTTCTAAAATTCAGCCTGAGGTGAGAAATGAACCTTCAAGGATCAGTCCAGGTGGTGACACCACCCACCCAGGAACCAGTCAGCCTGCAAGAGGCAAAAAACCATCTAAGGGTTGATGGATCACAGGATGATGCATTGATCCAGATGTGCATCAGTTCAGCCCGGATCTTTTTTGAAAAAGCCTGTGAAATTTCCATAGCCCAAACCACACTGCAATTGAATCTGGATACTTTCCCAGAAGTCATCTATCTTCCCATGGGTCCCACTACTTCTGTCATAGATGTGGAATACACAGACACCAATGGGGATGATCAATCATTGGCAGACTGGAATGAGGATTTGGCAAGCACCATGGCCAGAATCACCCCAGCCCTTGATGAAGAGTGGCCACAAACGGCATCCAAAATTAATGCTGTGTGGATCACTTACACCACAGGGTGGGCACCATCAGCAGTTCCAAAACTTTTAAAAAGTGGGATCCTGTTTTATGTGGGCCATTTGTACGAAAACAGGGAAGCTGTGACCACAGGGTCACTGACAGAAGCACCCTTGGCAGTGCAGTCCATCATCCAGCAGTTTGCATCTGGGGTTTATCACTGATGAAATCTGGCCAGTTACAGCACAGAATTGAAATCCAGTCCCCTACTGAAACACGGGACAGCATGGGTCAGACTGTCACCACATGGCAAACCACCCATGTCAGATGGGCTGCCATCAATCCACTATCAGACCGGGAACAGTTCTATGCCAGCCAAGTCAGGCCTGAGACCACCCACAGGGTCATATTCAGGTACTTTGACACATTGACCCACAGGCACAGGTTGAAAAGAGATAATCGAATATTCGACATTTTAAGCATCCTAAACCCCAATGAATCCAATGAAATGCTTCAGGTGGATGTGGTGGAAAGGGTTGCATGATGGGAAAATTAGACAAATCAATTTTGATCAAAAGGGGAAAGGTCAACATTCAGGGATTGGATGAATTGATCCAGACTTTCAGGGACATGTCAGGACCTAAGGCAGATGCTAAGCTGGCAATGGCCATGAAATACGCATTAAAGCCACTTCAAGAAAAAGTAAAGTCTTTGGCACCAAAAAAAATGAAGGGCAATAAGAAACATTTAAAGGCCACCACAGGCATTTTAAAAAGGTCCATCAGTATAAAATCCAAAAAATTTGGCAGGGGTAAAAATAAAAAAGTGTTGGGATTGGTTGGTCCAAGGTTGAAAAAATACACCAGCACTCAGGGAAAAACCATCATCCCTGCTTTTTACACTCATTTGGTTGAAAGTGGCACAGCATCCCACACAGTCAGCCCAAGGGCCAAGGAAAAATTAAAATCATTTGTTGGCCCTGTAATGCCCGGAAGATTTAAATCTTGGATTCACCCTGGTGCAAGGGCCAAGCCATTCATGATGCCTGCCTTAAAAATTTCTGGTTCAGAAATTTATTCAAGGTTTGCTGAAAAGCTTAAGGAAATCATTGCCAGTTTTGGAAAACCAAAAGGGGGCAAAAAATGATTGAAGCAGAACTTTATGACTACCTTACCAATGAAACAGCCATTACCACATTGGTTAATACCAGGATTTATCCTGATGCAGCACCACAAAGTGCGACACTTCCAATGATCATTTACACTAAGACTTCAACTGATCGGGAAGTCACCCTTAAAAGGGCTGTGGGAATTTGCACTGCCAGAATGCAACTGGATGTCTATGGTGCAAGCCGTACAGTTTGCGAAAACATCATGGAACAAATTAGACTAAGGACTGATGGATTCCAAGGCAACTGGGGCACCACTTACATCCACATCTGCAAATTCGATTCTGAATCTGTTGGATGGGATCTGGAAAATGCCAAGGATACTGGAATTCACAGGGCCACAGTGGATCTGGTTGTAACTTTTTCGGAATCTGTCACAGACTTTTTTGGAGGCTAAGCCATGGCGATTCAAACAGGATATGGTGTCACTTTAACTGCTGGGACTGAGGTAGCAGAGGTGTTGAGCATCACCCCACCCAGCAGCAAAATCACCAGCATTCAAACCAGCAATCTAAGCACTGCTGATCAAACCCATACTTTCATTGCTGGATGGGAAGATCCTGGTGAAATGACATTTCAGTGCCACTTTACGACAGCAGGATGGGATGCATTGAACGCATTGGCAGTGGCTCGGACAGCGAGCAACTTTGTCATAGCTCTGCCATCACCAAACACCAGGTCAATCACCATCAGTGGTTTCATCACTTCCAGGCAAATTGACAACATTGTTGGTGATGAAATTATAAAGGCAACTTTCACAGTCAAGGTCAGTGGAATTTGTTATCCAGATTAAGGAGTTTTTATGGCTTTAGACAGGGCACAGATCCTTTCCAAGAAAAACAACCTGCCCAGGCAGGAAATCCAGATAGAGGAATGGGAAGGGTCTGTGTGGGTCAGGTCCCTGACAGTTGGGGAACGGGACCAGATTGATAGTGAATTTAATGCTGCCAAGTCAAAAGGAAAAACCCCAGATAATTTAAGGGCCAGAATGTTGGTTAAGGGTTGCTGTGATGAATTGGGGCAACCGATTTTCACGGAAGCTGACCTGCCTGAAATCAACAAACTACCAGCAACCATCCTTGAAAAAATATTTGATGGCATCCTGAAGGTTAACAAGATTGGTCCTGGTGCTGTAGAGGAACTGGAAAAAAACTAAGGGACTGTCCACCCAGGTTGTTTTTGTTCAGGCTGGCAGGTCATCTGGGACGGACAGTGGAAGAACTTGAGGAAATGCCCCATTCAGAATTCATGGAATGGGTTGCACTGTCAAGGATTGAACCTTTGGGTGATGCCAGGATGGATTACCTTTTTGGTTTGATGATGATGACAGTGGTTTCCTGTGTGTCAACAAACAAGCACACACTTCAGGATTTCATCCCTGACTGGCTGGGTGAAAGATCCAAGGGGATGGACCCACTTAAAGTTTTTGATGCCCTAAAGGGCATGGCCAAAAAGGGTGAATGATCATGGCTGACACATCATTGGGACGGGCCAGTCTAAGTGTCACGGCAGATCTGTCTGGATTTGTTTCAAGCCTTGATGCAGCAGCAGCAAAATCAGCTAGTCTTGGTAACGCATTCACAGCCACTTCCGCATCATCCAACAGGGTGACCACATCTGCAGCCAAACAATGGGCAGCAATGACCCAACTGGAAAAAACTGCTGTGATAAGTGCAGCCAGCCAGAAGGCACTTACAACCCAGACAGACATAACCAACAGGAAACTTGATCTCCAAGCCAGGCAAATGTTGATTGATTCAGGAGCTGCTGCAAAGCTGGCCAAGGAATTGACAGCATTGGAAAAAGCTGAAGCAAAATTAGCTGCCCAGGAAGAAAAGATAAATAGGGCAGCGGGAAGATCAGGTGGAGAGCAGCAAAAGAAAGATGCAAAAGGTGGATTAAAAATAACAGACATGCTTGGCATAGGTTTTTTCACTGCTGGTTTTACCAAGCTGTTTGATGGTGCTATTTCATTTGTTAAATCCTTGGTTGGTTCAATTGTGGATTTTGGATCCAAGGTCATTGAGGCCGGAAGCAAATTTCAGGAACTGGACAACAGACTTAAGGCCATGACTGGATTTTCAGGATTGGCCAAGGGACTGCAAGGAATCATGAGGGCGGGCCCATCTGCATCATTCACTGCACTTGGTGAAGCTGCTACAAGGTTATCTGCCTTAAAATTTAATCCTGAAGCCTTGCAAGGTTTGATCAGTAAATTTAATTCCCTGGGTGTTGCCCTTGGGAATCCTGAAAAGATCCTAAATCTTATAGTGGACAAAATTGGCGACATGGCCAGTGAAGGCAGTGCCACCATGGGGGCACTTGGAAAACTTGCTGAGGAAGGCATCCCAGTCTTTGAAGCCTTGGCATCCAGAATGGGTGTCAGTGTTGAGGAAGCAAAAAGAAGAGTCCAACAGGGGCTGGTAAGTGTTTCCCAAGCTACACAGGCCATTGCAGACAGTGCTAACATGCCCAACATGCTGGCAGCAGCAGAAGAATCAGCAAATAGTTTTAATGGAATCTGGTCACAGGCAAGCAATAACATTGAAGTTTTGTTTCAAAATATAGGTTTAAAAATCTTAAATGGTTTTGGCTTGGTAAATTTAAAAGATTCAGTGAATGGATTTTTTGAAAAAATGTTTGAGAAAGTTGAGCAGTTTGCACCATTCTTGGAAAAAGTTGGTGCAGCTATAGCAAAAATTTCAGACATGGTTTTGAAAGGTTTGGAAGATTTTCTGGCAAATTGGGAAATCACCACTGAACAGATGACTGTTGAAGAAATGCTGGGAAAGATTGAAACAATAGCAAATGACCTTGTCACATCAGCAAAAAACTTTGTCAATGAATTAAGACCTTTTGTCATCATCCTGATTGATGGTGTCAAAGAACTTGAAAACATAAAAAAATTAATTGATGATTTAACAACAGAAAAAATAAACATTGATAATTCAAACATAATCACACCACCCATAATAGGCCCAAGTAAAGATCAATTGGCAGCATTAAGGCCAAAACCAAATGTGAAGCCTTTGGAAAATTTAGGCCCATTGCCAAATTTAAAACCATTGATAGATGACATTGAGAATTTAAATAATCAGTTTGACCCATTTGCTGAAAATGCAAGGAAATTTGAAGAAGCCATAAACAACATAAATATTCTGCCAGAAACACCTAAATGGAAAAAATTTCTGGATGATAATCTGACACCATTGCAGATTTATGAAAATGAACTGGAACGGCTGAACTTGATGCTGGATGGCACTGAACAGGGTTTCCAAGCATTTGCCATTGGTTCAGCCAATGCACTCAAAAAATTAAAAGAAGCCACAGGACTTGGTGAAGTCAAGTTTGCTGCAGCCATCACTGCTGGATCTGCTGAGGATTTCAAGGCCACCCTGGACGCACAGAACCAAAATGTGGATGTGCAGCAGCAAATCAGGGAAATCATGGCACAAGCTGCAGTTATTCAACAGGCTCAATTAAATGCCCAAATTCAAATAGCTCAAGGAATTCAAAATTTAAGACCACCCAAGCCAGTCAATGTGATGGCTAACTAAGGAAGAATCATGGCTATTGATATTTTTGAAGAGCTTTGGAACGAACGAAAAGGGACTATTAATAGTTCTTATCAGAACACTTACACTCGTTCTTTCATTGCTCACACGGACACATTGGAACAGACGGATGTTGCAATCTATGATGCCATCTACAGCCATGCATCCTGTCCCAAGATTGGTGACAATTACCCAGGGGATGATGACACCTACTGTTCCAATGTGAGCATAAATCCAGAACAGAATGACCCACAGACTTGGAAAGTGGTCTGTGAATACACCAGCAACCCAGACAGCGGGACATCATCCAGCACAGACAGTGGGGCTGCTGCACCACCCCAGGTCAGCACCCAGCAACAGGGGCAGGAACCTGCAGACAGGCAGGCAGATCCACTGCTCAGGCAGCCTGATGTAAAAATCAGCTTTGTACAGTATCCCAAAATAGTAGACCTAACCAACAGTGCAGGGGATCCTTTTTACCCCCCCATCACAGTGGAAAAATACAGGCCTGTGGTTTCCATTGGTTGCAATGCAAGTGCAATCAATGCCTACACATTGGCCACTTACATTGGGCGGGTAAATTCAGCCACAGTCAATTTTGTGACATCCACAGGGATGACCCTAAACTTTGCAGCCAATTCAGCCAGGATAAAAGGCATAGCCACTGAACCCATTCTGGAAGGGGCTGTGAAATATTGGCGTTTAACCTATGAACTGGAAATTTCCACTGAGATGAACGGCAACACTTTTGTTGGCTGGGATCTCAGGATCAGGGACCAGGGATTCAGGATCAGAAAGGCCAATGGGGACATGGTCCAGGCATTGGATGGGAATGGAAACCCGGTCACTGTCCCAGTGGATCTAAATGGTAATGGTGGGAAAAATGCTGCCAATGCTGCTGCTGTGTATCGGCAGTTTGCGTCTGATGATGTGTATAAGACCATAGATTTTGCCACCCTTCCTGGACTGGGGTTCTTTTAATGGCTGGTGAACCATTTGCCTTTACCTTTGAGACTGCCAGGGATCTGGTGAGACTTTTAAAAAAGTCCAAGAATGGGGAATTTTCTCCAGAACTTAGCACCCTTTCACCACAGGACCAGTCAGCCAGATTTGTTTGGGCCTATGTCCCATCATCCATCACGGGAACCTATGACAACACTGTTAAGGCATGGAAACTGGTGGGTGCTACTACCATGTTTCCCATGAACATAGGGAAGGAGTCGACAGGGAAATGGCAGTGGGGAAAAATTGACGAATACGGAATCATTAATGGCGGGATCACCTGCACCATCTGGGTCCCATCCCAGACTGGGACCACCACAGCACCCACAGTTGGTGCAGGATTCTACCTGGGGAAAGTGTTCAGTGCTGATGCCACCACCAATGACCCAATGGTGCTGATAGCCAAGCCACCTGCTGCTGGAACTGGTGGTGGTGCTGGGAATGCAGTCATAGATGTGGTCACGGATGTCACCTGTGATCCAGTCAATGGTCTGGTGGTGTCCACAGTAACTTTGTCAGGTGCCGACTATGATAACGCAGTGATCAGAAACTTTTTGGCTTTGTCTGATGTGGACGCAAAATCTTATGTGGGAAATGCTGGCAGGGTGGTGCAGGTAAATGCCACAGCAGATGGCCTAGAATTTGGTGACATTGTCACGGGTGTTTCAGATTCCTTCATCAGCTTGACGGACACCCCACCATCCTATGGATCCACCAACACCTATAAGGTTCTGACAGTCAGCAGTTCAAATGCTGGAATCAGTTTTAGTGACAACAACATCACCACCAAAAACAGCATCACAGGTGGAGGAAACCCAAATAATCCAAGCACTTATGCCAAGCTTGAACTGGTTAATGATGAGGAAACACCAGTCGCTTATAGTTTTTATGGTGCTGATGGTGCATCTGAAAAGGGATTTCACACGATCAGTTTTAAAAATTTGAACGACACTCCAAACAGCTACACAGGTGAGGGTGGGAAGTTTTTAAAAATCAACACAGGTGCCACTGGGATTGAATTTGCTGATGTTGATTTGGCAACCCTTCAGACAGATGTGACTAATTTGCAAACTGACTTGGGAATAGCTCAGGCTGATATTGTCACTTTGCAGGGTGATGTCAGCACACACACATCAGACATCAGTTCCATCCAGTCTTCAATCAGCACCATAAACACGGATCTTGGCACCATAACAAGCCAACTTTCAACCATCCAGACTGATGTGACCAATCTGCTTTCAGATGTGGCTGGGAATTCCAGTGACATCACAGACATTCTTGGGAGACTGGCCACAGCAGAGGCAAACATAATAAGCCTGCAGACTGATTTAGCCACAGCCCAGGCAGACATCACCAACAATTACAATTCCCTTGATGCCAGAATTACGGCACTGGGGGGCTGATGCAGTTTGCAACAACATTTATATCTGGAGGGGCTGTTCCTGTCGTTCAATGCACAGAAGTAAATGCCAGCACCAATGAAATCACTTATTCTTTATCTGTAACTTTGGTGAATGACAACATATACACAGTTTTCTTTTCAAGGGTCTACATCAGTGGTTCCTATGTGTATCCACCAGCAGAATTAGAAGAAGGTAAAATTTATTATCTGAGACAAAGTGTTTCAACAATTGGCAAGGTTTACGCTACAAAAACAGATGCTCAGAATCAGACTAATGCAATTGACTTTGCAACCAGTCAAAGTGGATATCTGTTTCACATTCTTTTTCCAATTACTAATTATGCTTATTTAAACGCATGGGCACCAGCAGCAGCAACACTTCCAGAAATTCCATGCTGTCCTGATGTTCCAGCAGTATTCAAAGATTGCCCAAGTCTGGGTGTGATTAATTATGGTGGGCAGAACAGAAATTTAATCAGGTATGGAGTATTCAACAATCTTGATGCTGCCTATGGCTCATTAAATTCATTGCCATTTCAGACATCATTTTTTAATGCTTACGCTAATCAAGTTCAGTCACACAGTGTGCATATAAATCATTATTTTAATTCTTGGTATGGCCCTTATTATCCAATGAATAAACCAGGAATCATCATTTATTTTTCCGGTCCTAATATGGGTTTTGGAAGATTGTACTATGAAGCTGATGAACTCACACTTCCAACCACCACATATACATTGATGGACATTCTTGATTCTAGCATCCTTGCAAATCAAACAGCTATGACAGAATCTGGTTTGATTCCTGAGACTTTGTCTATCACTTACAGCGGTCAGACAAACCCACCACCACAGATCAGGGTGGTGCTACCTGATGCACACTTTGAAAATTACACTTATGATTTAGCAAATGAATACACTTTAAAACACATTAATCTTGGATTTATTGATGAAATCCTGACATGGGATGAAGACACTTTAACTTACTGGAGTGATCTTAAAATCTATGCTGGGATACCGGGAAGAATTCACTTATCACTTCCAAACTTTTACCCATTGGTTTCAAGTGGTGTGAATTACATCAGCAGTGACAATAGCACTGGTGAATTATCTGGGTTCAGTGGATACACCAATTCAGAATTTAACGGCTATCAAACCTTGGATTTTGCCAATATTTTTGATCCTGCACACCCTAATCAGACAGTAGACACTTTCATCAGGATTTTTGCAGCGTCTGATGAGTACGGATGTTATCCCACAGGGTTGCCACTTGGAACCATCTGGATTGATTCCAGAGTCATCTGGAACATTGCTGCAACTGAACAGTGGCCAGAAGATTTCAGTAAACGCAAAGCAGCAAAAATAGCTTTAGCTTTTTCCAGATGGGGCAGTGCTAAATACAGGCTGACAAATGAACCACTCACAGAACAGCAGGGTGCCACATTTTATTTTGATCATTACAAACAGAATTTCTATAGGGTAAAGTCCGTCCACCCGGACGCATACATTACCAGTCTGGGGGTTTAGCCATGGTAGTTCATTTTTCCCTGCATTCTAGCTGGTCTCAGTCTGTACTGTTGGCAGATGCAAGGAGGGCTGGGGTATCATTTGGGAAGGATCAGCACTGGCATTATCAGGGAATCACAGGCCTTTATGTGTTTCAGGATGAATGCTTGGTCATTGAGATAATTGAAAAACCTGGGGAATATACCAGGGAAATGGTCACAAAAACCCTTAGACAAATTCAGGCAAGATTGCTTCAGGACAGGGGAAAAAAGCATGGCAAGTGAAGTCAATTTCACGCTGGACCAAGGCAGCACTTTCAGTCTTTCCTGCACATACAAAGACAGCAATGGAAACCCTGTTAATCTGACCGGATATTCGGCAAGATCTCAGGCCAGGGAAACCATAGAGGCCAGCACGACACTGTGGAATCTTGTGTCACCAACCAACATCACACTAGGTGGTGCCACTGGTGAAATAACGCTTACGATACCTGCCACCACCACAGCCAATTACACGCCTGGAAAAACCTATTATTATGACCTGGAACTGGTCACAGGGGCCACTGTCATCAGATTGATCCAAGGGCAGATTTATGTGAGTGCTGAGGTCACCAGATGACAGACACAATTTTGATTGATTCAGGATCTGATATCACCATCCAGGATCATTCATCAATCCTTATAGATGCACCACCCGCACAAGTCACTTTGGATCCAGCACCCATGGTGGTGGTCCAAAACAATCAACCCAAAATTGAAATTTATTTGCATGGACCACCAGGTCCCAAGGGTGACCCAGGTGACCAAGGGCCAGCAGGATCTGTGGCAATTCTTGAAGATGTGCTTTTTACACTGCCACTAGCAGACAGGGAAGTACTGCAATATCGAACAGGCCCGGCTAAATGGATTAATTCAAGCACTCTAGATGGGGGGAACATGTAATGGCAAACACATTGAGAATAAAAAGAAGGGCTTCAGGATCTTCCTTGGCACCTAATTCACTTTCAGCAAGTGAACTGGCCATGAATGAGGTTAACCAGATCTTATACTATGGACTTGGTGATTCTTCTGGTGTTGCCACCTCAGTGGTGGCTGTTGGTGGTGTTGGTGCCTTCTGCACTTTGGGAACAACCCAGACCATCACAGGTGCCAAGACTTTTTCTGACACCACTACTTTCAATGGTTCCCTGGCTGGAACTTTTGTTAATGCTGTGGCCAATGGTGGGACTGGTGTTGCGACAGCAACCCAAAACACCATGTTTGCAGGACCTAACGGGTCCAATGGGGCACCATCATTCCGGTCCTTGGTTTCAGCGGACATTCCCAGCCTGACCAGTGCCAAAATATCAGACTTTGACACGGCTGTGAGGTCCAGCAGATTAGACCAGATGGCTGCACCTACTGGTTCAGTGTCACTAAACAACCAGAAAATCACCAACCTGGCAGCACCAGTAAATGCAGGTGATGCCGTCAATAAAAGTTATGCGGATGCACTCACATCAAGCCTGGACATCAAGCAATCAGTAAGGGCAGCCACCACTGCAAACATCACCCTGTCAGGGGCACAGACCATAGATGGTGTTAGCCTGTCTGTTGGTGACAGGGTGCTGGTGAAGGATCAAACCACACTGACCCAGAATGGGATTTATGTTGTGGCATCATCATCTTGGAGCAGGTCAACAGATGCTGATTCATCAGATGAAGTTTCACCTGGCATGTTTTGTTTTGTGGAAGCTGGCACCACCAATGCTGACACTGGATGGGTTTTGATTTCAGATTCATCTGTCATCACCCTTGGGTCTACAAACCTTGAATTTAGTCAGTTTTCAAAGACTGCTGAAATAGTGGCTGGTGATGGTCTGTCAAGGGCGGGTGCCACCCTGTCAGCAGTTGGCACAACAAACAGGATCACAGTGAGTGGTGCAGGGATAGACATTTCCAGCAATTATGTTGGTCAGTCCAGCATCACGACATTGGGGACAATTGCAACAGGCACATGGAGTGCATCCACCATAGCATTAAGCAAGGGTGGCACAGGGGCTGATTTGTCAGCCCTATCCAGTGGCACATTGATCAAAAAGGGTGCTGGAACAGCTTTGACCAGTGCTGTGGCTGATACTGATTATTTAACACCCTCTAGCATCATAGATGGCGGGACCTTCTAAGCATGGCCAATCCTATCAAACCCAAATCTACATCAACAGTCAGCAAGGTGGCAACATCCAGTGATTTGTTGGTAGGGGAATTAGGGTGCAACATTGCAGATGGGGTGTTGTTCTTAAAAAAGTCTGATAATTCCATAGCTATTTTTAGCACAAATTCTGGCACTGTCACATCAGTGGCAGCTACTGTGCCCACAGGACTTTCCATCAGTGGCAGCCCGATCACCACCAGTGGAACATTGGCTATCACCCTGACTGCAGGTTATTCAATTCCCACTACAAGTGATCAGACAAATTGGGGAACAGCCTACACCAACAGAATAACCTCATTAACCACCACTGGTTCATCAGGATCGGCAACACTGGTTAGTAATACTTTGAATATTCCGACCTACACCCTAGCAGGATTGGGTGGTCAGGCATCCTCTACTAATCTGACATCCTTGTCAGGGCTTTCCTATGTTTCTAGTTCATTTGTAAAAATGACAGCATCAGGAACATTCAGCCTGGACACATCCACTTATCTGACAGCTAATCAGTCAATCACGCTTTCTGGTGATGTGACAGGCACAGGTACTACAGCAATAACGACCACATTGGCCACAGTATCTATTGCCAAGGGTGGAACAGGTCAAACCACCCAACAGGCAGCCATCAATGCTTTGACAGGAACCCAGTCTAGCGGGAAATATCTTAGATCAGATGGAACTAATGCAATTCTAGCAAGCATTCAAGCAGCAGATGTTCCAACCTTAAACCAAAATACAACTGGTAGTTCTGCAAGTTGTACAGGTAATTCAGCAACAGCAACAAGTTTGGCTGGTGGTGGTGCAGGCCAAATTCCATACAACACTGGATCAGGTGCAACTAGTTTTTTAGCTGCTGGTACTTCAGGTCAACTACTGCAATCCAATGGAACTTCTGCACCTTCATGGGTGGCATCTCCAGGGGTGCCGACAGGATCGTTGATGCCATATGCAGGATCTTCTGCCCCAACTGGATATCTGCTGTGTGATGCTTCAGCAGTCAGTAGAACCACCTATGCAACCCTTTTTGGTGTTATCGGAACCACCTATGGTGCAGGGGATGGTAGCACAACTTTTAATCTACCAGACTTAAGGGGAAGACTTCCCATGGGTGCTGGTACAGGTACAGGGTTAAATTCATCTGGCACTGGCCTGCCTTCAGGAACAGCACAAACGGCAAGAACTAGGGGACAATGGTTAGGGGAAGAAACACACCAGTTAACAACTGCTGAATTAGCATCACATACACACCCTAACACAGTTAGTGGTGGTAGCACCTCTACTAATGGTGGTAGCCACACACACGGCCCTGGCAGTGGTCAATATTTCTGGGTTTACAATTCTGCTGGTGTAGCATCAGTTCCAAACTCAGCACCACAAGTTTTTAAAATGTCTGCTGACGCTAGCACAGCTACCACAGCATCCACGAACATTAATCACAGCCATACTTTCACTCCATCAATCTCAAATGCCTCTGCTGGTAGTGATAACAGACACGCCACAGTTCCACCTTGCGTTGTCCTAAATTACATCATCAAAACCTAGGAACCATCATGGAAATACTAATTAGCGAAATAGTCCAGAACGATCAAAGCCCAGCAGCAGGCTTTAATGTCACATTCATCAATCGCACCAAAAAGAAAACCATTAATGATGCCGACTTCTTTGAGGATGGCAGTGACATAGCGCAAAAGGTTGTTCAGTTAAAACGACTACTTAAAATCTACTTTGATGCACAGGTATAATCATGAACCTAATACCATTCCTCTTATTATCCTTTGGTCAGCAGGTCACCCTGCCACCTGAGATCCATGGTCAGCCAGGGGCTTTTATTTCCATTCCTTCATCAACCGATTGCAAAAGTGTGCAGTGGGTGGTGCTGGATCAAGGGCTGAACCTGTTTCCAGTGGAGTTATTGCGAGACACCACCACAGCAGTGGTCAGCGCAAACAGCCCTGGGAAATTCAGGGTCTTGGCCTATGCTGCCAAAGGGGATGCAGCATCCAAACCAGCCATCACCACTGTGATCATTGGGGATTCTGATCCAACCCCAGATCCAGAGAATCTTGGGAAATTGGAAAGGGACCTGAAAGCAGTCTATAAAGCCTTGAATGAAGCAGGAAAACAGGAAAAGGCAATCAAGCTGGCTGCCATCTATAACAGCCTTGGCAAGGCAGTTCTAGGGGATGAAGTAAAAACTGCAGGGGAGGTGTTGATTCTGGCCAAGGAAGCAGTTGCAAGGGTGTTAAATCCTTCAGATTTGCGGGAAATAAGATCCAGATTACAATTGGAATTACAAGGGTCAGGATTTCCTGAGGATCCATCCAAGGAACTGGATGACAACTTAAGAAAATCCATGTCCAAAAAATTAATGGAAATTTCAACAGTCTTTGAACGAATAACTAAATAATCATGCCACCTACTAATCTGGGATGGATCCAGCCTGAGGACAGGACACCATACCAGACTGATGTGGATGCCAGAATCCAATCACGAATGCCAGCCTTTGCAATCAAGGGCAAATATGACACACCCAAGGAAGCACTGCTTTATAAATTTATTAAAAACCACAAGCCTTTCTACCAGCAAACCGGGTCCTGTGTGGGCTGTGGTTTGGGCATGGCACTTTGGTGCCTTGAATCTGTGGAAGTCCACCAGCTAGGCCAACTTGAAGATCCAACCTGCCCATTCTGGCTATTGCCCTATGGAAAAAGCAGGGAAATAGGTGGTCTCCATGGAAGGGGTGAAGGATCGTTTGGAAGTGCTGCCATTGAAGCCATTCAAAAATATGGTGTGCTTCCAGCCAATCATCCAGATGTGCCAAAATACAAGGTGGCTGATGGGTCACTTATCTGGGGTGAAAAGGTGGAACTGGAATGGTCAGATGGGGAACACATCCCAGAAAAATTCCTGACACCAGCCAGAAAACACCTGGTCAAATCTTCAGCCAGGCTGCATTCAGCAGATGATTGCAGAATATCCCTGATTAATGGTTATCCCATCACCTGTGCTTCCAACTGGGGTGGGGAAATGTCCCCACCCATCAAGGGAAATCCAGCCATCCTGCTAAACAGGAAGGTAACTACTTGGGGTCATCAGATGTCATGCCTTGGGTGGGTGAACCATCCAGAATTTGGGGAAATATTCTGGATTCAAAACAGTTGGGGACACAGTCACGGCACCAGCCCAGGCAATTATGGCGAGCCTGCTGGTGGATTCTGGATCAAGGCGATTGAAATCGATTGGATGTGCAGGACAGGGGAGGTGTTTTCCCTGTCTAATTTTGCGGGATTTCCCGCACAGAAGTTGGATTGGTTTATCTAAGGGGATTTATATGGACTTAGTTTTGGCAGCAGTTTTGGCATCCATAGAAGCTGATCGAGCAGTGGCAGAAGCAGTGAAAGATTCATCTTGTGCTGAGTGCAGGAAGTTTCACCAGCAGGTGACAAAATCTGTGGATGGGTGCAAATCCTGTGGACAGGTCAGCACCAAGCCATCCATGGAAAGACTTTCCAGATTTCGGTCATTTAGGATCAGATCCAAAGGGGGATGCTGTGGGGGCTGATTGGATAACTATCATTGAAAAACTAGGGCTGCCAGTGGCAGCATTGGTGGGCCTGTCCTATGGTGTGTTTCAAACCCTTAAATGGTTTGGTCATAACATAGTAATGCCACTGCACCAAAGACACCTGCTGTTTTTGGATCGTCTTGAAAACAGCATAGATAAAATCTGCAGCACTCAAGCAGACCAGAATTCACAAATCATCAATCTGGCTAATAAGATCAGCCAAAACAAGGGGGCATAATGCTTTACCCATTCCCACAAGATCTGCCCTATGAAGGGATAGCACTGATCATAGATAAACTTAGGGGCAAGGATGTCCCTTTGAAATCAGTGGTAAATGCAGCATGGAATTTGGCGGGCTATGCTGCAGCCCAGGTGACACCAGAGGAACCCAAGGTCATTGGTGACATAGACTGCACCAGTGATGAAGCTGCTGAAATGCTGGAAAACCTTCTGGCATCAAAGGATGGCAGGGTGATGATGGTGCCCTGGGTGATTGTCCTGAGAATTGCTCTTAAGATTCTCATGGCAGCTTTCTAACATGAAAGTTTTTGGCGGGAAACCAAGGTCCACCAAATGGCCAAGTCTCAGGAAAAAATTCCTGACACAAAATCCATTTTGTGCAGCATGTGGGAACACCAAGCCAACCCAGATGGAGGTGCATCACATCTATCCCTATTCATTTCCTGATGGGGACAAAAGGGAACTGGAATGGGATAACCTGGTCACCCTTTGCAATGGTCCAGGGAAATGTCACTTTGTCTGGGGACACCTGCTAAGCTGGTCTTCCTACAATCCAAATGTGATAATGGATGTTAAGAGGTTCTATCGGAAAATAGAGACCAGACCATCTAAATAACTACACACGGAAGTGGCAACCATGAGTGACCATGGCAACAGTCAGGATGATTCAGTGTCTATCATGTCTTAAGATTAAACCACACAAATCACGCTATCTTTGCCTTGCATGTTATCAGCATCCAAAGGCCCAAAAATTCAAGATTAAGACCAAGTTTAGGGTAGACCGGGAAGACAAGAATGAAGCCTTAAAAACCCCAACCAAGCTTCCTGAAAAGCCAACCAATCATCCACCCGGATCTCCTGAAAAAATTGAGGTGATGCGATTAAGATGGATCAATAACACACACATCCATCACCCGGATGATGTGGGGTTGGTTCCACCTGAGATGAAGTAAATTTTAAAATAATCTTGACACTTGGTTAACTATTCCAATACCATCCACTTAGTTAGAGGATGGAGCCTAAGTCATATCTATTTGGTTCCAGTCGGGGTAACGGGATTTGAACCTGCGACCTCTTGGTCCCGAACCAAGATACCTAGTCCATCCTCTAGGTTTGCCCAGTAACTTGTTTGGAGGATGGAACCATGTTGTCCACTGTCTCAGTTTCGTTTGATGAATTTCTTAACTACCTGCAGACCTATCTGCAGAATTCCACAGAACTGACAACCCACAGGTGTTGTCACAAAAAGTTTTTGCAGATTGTCCCTGGTGACCTAAGCCTGAAAAGACTGACAGTCCAACACATTAGGAAATTCAGGGATCACATGATTGGGCTGGGACTTAGCAGGAAGACTATCAGGGAATACCTGAACAAAATCATCAGGTGGGTGGGCTTTGCCTGGGAGAGGGGTCAGGTCAGCCAGTCCACATTCTTAGCCTGCAAATCCATCTGGCAGCCTAATCCCAGGCAGGGAAGGCCACCTGTCAGGACCAAGGCTGTTCAGTGGACTGACCTTCAGGAAATCATTCCACATCTGCCCATTCCCATCCAGCAGTTGATTCAGCTGCATTGGCACACGGCTGCCAGGCCAAATGAAATTGTGCAGATAAATGCCAATGAATTGGAAAGGGTAAACCCTGACCTTACTTTGTGGCACCTTAGCAATCACAAGGGAAGCTGGAGAGGTGACCAAAGAATCCTTTTTCTAGGACAGGCAGCAATGTCTATTTTGGATGCCATGGTCCCTGGATCATCTGGATATTATTTTCCTTCCAAAAAAAATAAAAAGGGATTTATTTCACGGCTAACCTACCAGCGGATAGTGAAAAAATGTACAGTACATTTAACCAAGAAGGGAATCCTCAAACATTCAGGATGGAGCCTGAGAGGTATCAGGAACGGAAGGGCAAGGCAGATCCAACAGCAACACGGGCTGGAGGCTGCCAGAGTCCTGCTCGGTCACACGAACCAATCCATGACCTCTCATTATGTAGGTCAGTCAGCAGCTACTGCTGAACTGATCAAGGCTTTAAATATTAATTAACCCACCCTTAATGAAATGAAAGGATTCTCAACATGTCACATCAGGAAGATCAGATCAGGATACACAAGGATGATGCCCAGGCCATGGATGGCCTTATTAAAAAACAACATCCCAAGCCTAAACGCAAATGGCCAAAGCATTGGAAGAAATTCACAGAATTGGAAAGTCTAATAATCCAGACTGTGAAGACTGGTTGCCTTACATCCAAGGGGATATCCAATGCCTTGGATCTGGAAAACAGCAGCACATTCAGATCCAAGCTGGCTGACTTGGTGGAAAGATTGATCCTTATCAAGACCAGGAACGGCTACCAACTCAATAGATGACATCAGCCTGATGTCAGACAACCAAAAACATTTGTCAGCCACAATCCAAACTGACAAAAGCAGACAATAAAGATAAATTAAGTTTATGGAGGAACACCAATGGCAAGGATTAGTAGGCCTATGGCAAATCTACTTGCAGACCTAATGACTAAGGTTTTTGAGTATTCATCACAATTGCACCCGGAAAATACTTTCCGGGAACAAAGAACCCTTGAAAGGAGGATTTCTAAGCATCTGGAAACCATAGTGGAATACCTGGCGGTCATTCATGAAGAAGGCCTAAACGACATAGATGAGGAGGAAAACAGGGATGTTAATTCTTAAGCGGGACATAGATGAAAAAGTGGTGATCTGGAGTGAAACCAACCCGGACCACCAGTTGAAAGTGAGCTTCAGAAAGTTGACGGATGGAACCTATCAAATGTGTTTTGATGGGCCAAAATCATTCAAGATCTTTAGAGAAGAGGTATTAAATGAACGCATTGCGGGTGCAAAATAACACGAATGGGTCATCAGTCATAAAGGCTGATTCTGTGCTGGTTCAAGGGGACCTAGGCAGCATGGATGAAAACCAAAGGGCTGCCTATTATTTGAGGGTATGTGAAAGTCTAGGACTGAATCCACACACCCAGCCATTCGAATTCATCAAGCTTAACGGACAGTTAAAGTTGTATGCAACAAGGGCCTGTTCTGACCAGTTGCGAAAGATCCATGGAGTATCCATCACCATTCATTCAAGGGAACTGGTGGAAGACATCTACACAGTGGTTGCAAGGGCTGAGGATGCATCAGGCAGGACTGATGAATCATCAGGGGTTGTCACTGTCAAAGGGCTGTCAGGTGAAGCCAGGGCAAATGCCTTGATGAAGGCTGAAACCAAGGCAAAAAGGCGGGTGACATTGTCTATCTGTGGACTTGGTTGGCTGGATGAAACAGAGGTGGAATCAGTGCAGGCTGTTAAAGCTGCACCTGCACCAGTCAAGATTGCAGCACTCCCAGCCCCAGTGAAGGAACCTGAAAAGCAAAGTGACCTAAGTGAATTTCGGGAATTATGCCTGGCTGTTGAAAACAATTTCCCTGGCACACTTTCCAAGATGCTTAAACACTACAAGGTGGACAGTGTGGAAGCCATGCATGAACAGCAAATGACTGAGGCTAAGAAAAACCTCAAGAAGAAACTGGAGGTCAAATAATGAGCATTCTTGATTTGGCCTCAGGGGCCAAGATTTTGGAATTCTGGATTGAGAAGGAATCAGCAGAGGCTGGGGAACTGGATCCTGTGCTTGATGAATTGCTTCAGGAACTGGAAGGCAAGATTGAAGATAAGGTGGAATCATACTGCAAAATCATCCGGGAACTGGAATTGACTAGCAAAGCCAGGGCTGATGAGGCTGCAAGGATCAAAGCCTTATCAGACCGGGATGGGAACACTGCCAAGCAAATGAAAAATAGGCTGCAGTATTTCTTTGGATTGCAGAATGTGAAGAAGTTGGAAACCAAGACCTTTAGGGTTTCGATCTGTGCGAATGGTGGACACCAGCCAATCAGGGTGGATGTGCCACCAGAGCAGTTACCAGTTGAATTCCAGAAGGTGACATTAAGTCCCAATACTGATGCCATCAGGGAAGCACTTACCATGGGCACTTCCCTGCCTGGTTGCGAACTGTTGCCCAGGGGTGAACATCTAAGGATTAAATAAGAAAGGATTTTATATGAGCAGTGCATTTAGTTTAGACACTCAGGTCGATTTGAAAACCAGTTTACCTACCAGGGTTGAAGAACTTCCTGAAGGATCTTATTCAGGGCAGATAACCAAGGCTGGGATCAAGAATATTGAAACCAAAAATGGCCCTGCCACCTTGTTTGAAATCAGCCTTGCAATAAATGATTCCACAATGAAAGGAATGAGAGTCATTTATACCATCACATACTGGCTTACATCAGAACCAAATTTGAGAAGGTGCCTGACAGGACTTAAAAGACTTGGTTTTGAATGTGACCAGTGGGGACCAGCCCATGGGAGACCTTACACAGTTGAATTGGAGGCAGCAGCAGAAAAGCTGGCAGGATGCACCCTTCAATTCAAAAGGGGAACCAGCAGCAATGGATATGCAACCATAGGCCTTGAATCCTTGGATGAATCAACCAAGGGTCAGGAACCAGTATCTGATGCGGTTCTGCCTTTCTAACTCTAAGTCGCACAGGGAAGGCAGAAGGGTGGTGGATTGTTTCTGCCACCCATATTTTAAAGGGGTGAAACATGGATGTGGTCACACTGAAAAACACAGAATTCCCAGCAGATTTCATGGCTAATCTGGACCATGAAAAGTGCATAGCCCTTCTGGATCATCTGATTTCAGAACCAATCATCAAGACCAAGGTGAAGTGCAGGCAAATGTCCGTCACATTGCGGGATGGCCATGTCTCATTCGACTTTCATTTAGAGGCCTTAGGCGGTCCAACTGATGGCCTGATCATCATAGAACCATTCATCATCAGGGATCAAACAGACCTCAGGGGATGGTTGCAGCAGATGTCATGCCTGGGATGCAAGGTCTGGGAATGGGGACATGGGAAACCACTGAACTTTCTTGAGGGGTGGGATGTGGCATCAGGTGTCTTGGTTGATTCAACTTTGGTCGCCTTCCAGATACCTGATGGCTTTGTTTTGTTCTCTGCTGAGAATGTGCTTTACACAGCCATCTGCAGTGAATGCACCAGGCACAGCCCGGACTGTTGGACTGCCAAGGAACTGGAAAAGTGGCTGGACATTCATGAATGGATAGCATTCCCGTCTGGTCAGCAGGTTTTGCACTACTGTAGAAAATGCGTCAAAAAGATCATCAAGTTTTAAGCCACCAAGGGTCAGCACCCTGTCAGGGTTTCGAAATTCTACCTGTCAGGGTGTATCCCTCTTTATTAAGGAAACCCATGTCTAAAAAAATCATTTCACCATTACCAGAAGCACAGCATGAAAAGATTCAGGCATTCATGCAAAGGTGCTTGGATCTTATCAGGGAAAGGGCATCTGATTATGAGCCACCAGAAATCAGCCTGGGGAAAATAGCAGCACTTTGGTCTGAATATCTTGGCTCAGATGTCAGGTCCTATGATGTGGCAGTCATGATGTGTCTTTTAAAGATTGCCAGGCTCAGCAAAGGACATCATCAGGACAGTCTGGAAGATGCAGCAGCTTATCTTTCTTTGGCAAATTTACTGAAGGATGAAGTATGACATTAAAGACAGTCACAAAATCCAGCCCATGCCCGATCTGTGGGAAGCCTGACCAGTGCAGCAAGAATGATGATGGGTTGGTCTGCTGTTGGCGGGTCACTGGACCAGTGGAAGGATGGGCCATCAAGAAAACTGAGACTGGGAAAGATGGCAGGGATTACACACTTTACACCCAAAACACCATGTCATCCTATCAGACCACCAATTACAAGGCACCAGTGACAGATTTGAAAATAGCTGCTGTTTATGAATTTATTTTGCGTAAATTACCAGTGTGCAATGAAGATTTAAAACAGTTAAGAGACAGGGGCATCATGAATGTCAATGGGCGGATTTTATTTGCCTTGTCTTTTGGCAGCATGCCATTTCATAACAGTGCAGACAGGGGTGAAGTTGCCCAAAAACTGTTGGAAAAATTTGGTGATGATATCTATAGGGTTCCTGGGATCAGCAAAAACTGCCCATCAGGAAAGGGTGTAAAGCCTTGGATTGAAGGCCAGGAAGGGCTGATGATACCAGCCAGGGATTATGCTGGAAACATCACTGCCATCATGCTGAGGCCAAGAATCAGGGGAGAAGGCCCAAAGTATCTTTTCATGAGCAGCAGCAAACATGGTGGAGCAAGTGCCACACCATCCCTGCACTTTTCCATTCAATTCAAAACCAATCACAGGACTGGCAAACCTATTTTCATCACTGAAGGCTATCTTAAAGCTGATGTCTTGTGCATGGTTCATGGTCTACCAGTTCTGGGAACACCAGCAAACAATGTGGAACCCGCAAACTGGTTCATATCATCCAACCCCTTGGAAACATTCATTTTGGCATATGACCAGGATGCCAATGAAACAGCCAGAAAAACCACATCCTTGAACCTGTTGAAAACCTTCATCAAGTTTCCTGAACATGACATCAGGTTGGCAGTGTGGGATGGATCCAAGGGCAAGGGGCTGGATGACCTGTTGGCTGCCAAGGGTGAATATGAAATCTTGGACAGGCAGAAATCCATCCAGTATCTGGAACAGTTTGCCACCATCAAGGAACTGAACAAAAACCAATATCTTGAGCAATCCAATGCTGAGGACATGCGGTCTGAATGGTCTGAATGTCTGCTGCTAAAAAACAGGTTTGGGAAAAACATCAGTTTTATCAATGAATGGGATGATTTCCTGATCTGGTCAGGTGGCATTTGGAAAAGGGACAAATACGGGCCACACATCCTTTATAAGACATTCCTTAGGGAAAGACTGGAATTCCAACTAAACAAACTTGGGAATCCTGACACCAATGAAGCACTGGAATGCAGCAGGGTGAAATGGTTGAAAAGTTGCCAGAAATTGGGAAAACTAAACAGCATCATTTCCCACATCAAAAGTGAATCAGACCTGAGGAAATTTGTTCATGAAATCCCGGTCATTAGAAATGTTTTAGCCTGTCCAAATGGAACCATAGACCTAACCAATGGGGAATTAAGGAAGCATAAAAGGTCTGACTGGCAGCAGGCCATGTGTCCCACCAATTACAATCCCCAGGCAAAGTGTGACAGATGGCTGCAGTTGCTTGATGATGTCTTTTTAGGGTCAAAGGACCTTATCAGGTATGTCCAAAAACTTTTCGGCATGGCTATCACAGGCCAGCCCAATGACCACCTGTTCCCAGTGTTTTGTGGTGATGGCAGGAATGGAAAGTCAACCATCCTTGGAACCATTCAACAGGTTCTAGGCTCAGGGCTGGCTGCCCAGGTAAATTCAAACCACCTATGCAAAGGCAATGATAGTCACCCAACCTGGCTTGCCAGCTTTCATGGGAAAAGACTTATGGTGGCACAGGAAACAGCCAGGGGTGCTGAACTTAATGTCAGCCTGGTCAAATTGCTTACAGGTGGGGACATGATCACCTGCAGAAGAATGCATGAAAATGAATGGCAGTTTGCACCAACCCACACCCTGATTCTTTGCACCAATGAAAAACCCAACATCCCTGAAAGCAACACAGCCATTTGGTCAAGGATTAGCCTAGTGCCATTTAAGGCCAGTTTTAGCCTGGAGAATGGGAATCTTGACACATCACTGCCAGTGAAGATCATGGAAGAATCTGAGGGCATTCTAAACTGGTTGGTTCAGGGTTCACTTCTGTATCAGCAGGAAGGGCTGACCAAGCCTGATGAAATCATTAGGCAGGTCCAAGAATACAGGGAAGATAATGACCCAGAACAATCCATTACAGTCTGGTTGAACCAGTTTAGCTGGCCCAGAAAGAATGAAGATGATGAAGGTGATGAACTCAGGTCATCCACCCTGCATCAGTTCTATTGGGACTGGTGCCTACATAATGGAATCAGACACCTGGGAATCAAAAACTTTTCAATTGCACTCACAAAGGAACACAGGGGGCTGGTCTACAGAACCCTTGATGGGTGCAGAGTATTCAAGAAAAAATCATCTAAAACTTAAATCATATTAGATAACTTAGATAACTTAGGTATCAAGTGGACATGACTAAAAATTCAGTGGACTTAGTGGACTTCATGTTTTTTCCAAAAGTTAGAATAGGAATCAAAATGCTATTAGGAATTTTGGTTAATTTGGGTAGTCAGTGGACTTGGTGGACTTGGTGTTTGTTTCAGTGGGGTTGGTTTCATGAAGTCCACTGAGGTTAAGTGTTTATTTATTAGGTGTTTAAGTGTGGTTCAGTGGACTTAGTGGACTTCATTCTTTCTCTTTAATTAAAATATAAAATAAGAAAAATAATAGATATATAGGTATATATAAGAGAAAAATAAAAAGTAAGGTCCAAGTCCACTTGAAGTCCACTAAGTCCACTTTTAACCAAATCTAGGTAAATCCATAATTGGTCAGGTCAAGAAAAATTTTGGGTCATTTTGGGTCAGTTTGAGTCACTTAAGGATGGATCCTGCAGATGGTCAGGATGACTGGTGGAAATTCAAATAAGGTTTGATGACTGGACCAAGGATCTTCTGTGGAAGATTGCCAAGGCCAAGGCTGACTGGTTCAGGGAAAATGGTTGGAAATCCAAATTAGACAGGTTCCTTAAATTTGGTCTGTCTATGGATCAGGCAGAACAATGGCAGCAGTTTTTGGGCCTGTGTGGGGAAGCCGCTGTTTGGCAGTGGTTGTGGGGTGACCTGGGAGAATTCTGGGAACAGCAAGCATTTCTTCATGAAACCAAGGCCTTGTCAGATGGTGGGCAGGATATGCCAGGTCTGGATGTCAAAACCAGGGATCTGATATATCATGACCATCATTCCCAGCCTGATCTATTTTTAACACCAACAGGGATTAATCCTGAAATTTACTATGTCCTTTGTGTGGTCCTAATTTCACAGCCTGTAATGCCACTGGAACTGGATGTGGTCATTTCTGGGGCAATTTCTGGACGGACAGTCCAAGCACACATGCACGAATGGTTTGATGAAAAATTAAAAAGAACTGTGATCAGCCAGGAATTTTTAACACCAGTTCAAACTTTGAAGTGGAACGAACATGTTATCAACAAAAGAAAGGGTAATGGATGAAAAACATCAGGGGAAATTGCAGGCATTGCGAACGATATGAAATCTTATCCAGGGGCATATGTCTAAAGTGCAACAGCAATTGTCTGGAACTGGAAGACATGCTTATCAAGATGGAAACCTTAAAGGCAAAACTGGAAAAGGAAAGGCATCTCAAAAGGCTGTTGGAATTCCAGCTAAGGACTGTAAAGGCAAAATTAGCTAGGGCAAAGCGAGAATAACCTAGCAAATCAAACACTACAATTTGGATATTCCAGCTTTCTTAGTCATGCTGAATGCATGAAAGTTCAGCTACCCATACCACCTTCCGTCAATCACATATTCAGAGCCACCAGAAGGGGCACTGTTTACAGATCCAAAAAATATACGGATTGGCACAAGGAAGCTGAACTGATGGCATCCACCACCCGAAAAGGGAAAAAACCTGCACCACCCTATGCAGTAACCATGAACATCATAGGTGGTCACGGATGGAGAAAAGACCGGGACTTGGACAACACATGGAAACCAGTTCTAGATCTACTGCAACATCTGCACCTGATAGCAGAAGACAACTGCCAGCATATCACCAGCCTGACTGTGACATACCAGCCAGGCACAGGTGGACCTGCTGAATGCCATGTACACATCAGGGGACTTTGACCATGCCATGGGAACCTAAGAAACACAATTTGCAGCAAAGTGCCAAGGGGAAATGGCATGACAGGTTGTCACCCAGCAAAAGAGGCTATGACAATTTCTGGAAAAAAATAAGACTGGCTGTATTGCGTGAAGAACCACTGTGCAGAGCATGTCAGGCACCAGCAACATGTGTGGATCACATTCAGCCACTGAAGCAAGGTGGAGACCACAGCAGGTGGAATCTGCAGCCTTTGTGTGCAAGCTGCCATAACAGCAAAACTTGGCATGAAAGCAGGGGAAACTTCAAAAAATGAAAAAAAACGCAATTTT